GCCCGGATCACGCTGGCTGAGTGTCTCAAAAGCGGCGTTTCGCCCATCCAGCGAGGGGAAATGGCCCTCAAGGTTTTGGACGGCGTGCTGAGAGCACTGAACGACATCAAGAATACCCTGGCCGGGTGCCAGGAGGAAATGGAGGCATGCGCATGATCGCCGAGAAGATCCAGAGCGTGAGGATGGCCCTGGGCGTCCTGGCCGGGCAGGTGTCCGAGGAGCAGTGGGAGATGATCAAGATGGCCCGGGCCGAGCTGTCCGACGCGGCCGACACCGCCAAGGAGATGGAATCGCGCCTCCAGTGCCCGGTCCAGCGGGAGGCCAACGGCCCGGCCAATGTCCTGGGCAGCCTGTTGGGGGAGTTGGGCCCCGGCGGCGTCTTGTCTGCCGCCTGCGCCAGGGAAGGCATCGGCCCCAGGCCGGGCATGAGCCTGGTGATCATCGGCCCCAGGCCCACGGCGGCCGGGGAGCAGACCGTCTCCAAGGAGGCCGCCAATGGCCAGGCGTAAACCCGAGGCGTCGGTCTCCATCACCAGCCTTGATGCCGCCAGCGAGGCCCTGGCTGAGCTGGCCAAGCTCGACCGCGAGCTCCGCTTCATCGGGATCTCGCTCGACGAGGATGTCGAGGCGGCGCGGACCAAGGCGGATGAGCTGGCGTCGCCGCTGCGCGCCAGGCGCGAGCTGCTGGAGCTGGCCCTGAAGGCCTACGCCACGGGCGAGAAGGAGGCCCTGTTCAAGAAGTCGCGCTCGCTCAAGCTGGCGCACGGCGTCATCGGCTTCCGGGCCAGCGACGAGCTGAAGACCCTGGCCAAGGTCACCTGGGCCGAGGTGCTCGGCAGGCTCAAGGGCATGGCCGCCAGGCTGGCCGAAGCGTCCCTGCCCGGCTGCATCCGCATCAAGGAGGAGCCCGACAAGGAGGCCCTGCGGCAGCTGCCCGAGGAGCTGAGAACCGAGGCGGGCGTGCGCATCGTTCCCAAGGACACGTTCTACTACGAAACCAAGCAGGAGGAGGTCGCCGAGCAGGCGGCCTGAGGGAGCAAGACCATGACCAAGAAAGACCTGATCGAGAAGACGGCCGAGGCCCTGTCCCGCAAGGGGGACTCCATGCACATCACCAAGGCCGCCGTGGGACACGTGCTCGAAGCCCTGGGCGACGTGGCCGCCGCCAAGCTTCTGGGCGGCGGGGAAGTTCCCCTGCCCGGGCTGGGCAAGCTCAAGGCCGAACAGCGCAAGGCCCGCACCGGGCGCAACCCCAAGACCGGGGCGGTGATGGAAATCCCCGAACGCTGGGCCGTGAAGTTCTCGGCTGGCAAGGAACTCAAAGAGGCGCTGAGGTAGATGCGAAACCGCCCTCCGGGGCGGTCGCCGGGCGGTGGCGCGCCCGGCCTGACGAGCAGCCAAGGAACACGGCCATGGGCAAGACACTTTGGAAACCGATGCCGGACCATCCGGGCTACCTGATCAACCGTTCCGGTTGGGTGAAGAACGAGCGCGGCTACGTCGTGGCCAGCGGCTCGGGCGTGCAGCTCACGATCGCGGGCGTGCGGGTCGGCCTGAAACGCAAGCAGCTCCTGGAGATCGCCGCCGGGGTGTTCGGCGAGGACGCCGCGAGCGAGCCCGCGCCGAAGCCCCAGGCCGCGCCGGTCGAGGCCCGGCAAGCCGCCGTAGAATCCGCTGCGCCTTCGGATGCTCCGACCGAGGACGCCGCGCCCTCCGGTGATGACGCCATCCGCCTCAACGGCAGATCGAACAGGCCGGAAGGCGAGCGCGCGGAAGTGCGCTCCAACCCCACCCGCATCCTGCCGCTGCGCGATCCCTGGAAGAACGGCGACATCGAGGTCGACAACCCGTGGGCTCTCCAGGGGGGGATGTGATGGACTGGCTTCAGATCTCCGCCACGGTCCTGGTGCTCCTCGCCGTGTGGCGCATCAGCCACCTGGACGTGCGCGGGCAGGTGGTTATGGCCTGGGCGCAGGTGGCCTGGGGCGCTTACGCCCTGGCCGAGGCGAAATGGTGGCTGGCGCTGCAAAGCGCCGTGCTGCTTGTGCTGGCGATCCGCGCCGTGCGCATCTGGAAGAGGAGCCTGGGCGAATGATGACCATCACCTACCTCGACAAGGCCAGACCCGCCCCCGCGTCCTGCCCGTGCCTGACGTGCGGCGTTTATGGGCCCTACTGCGGCGACTCCTGCCTGGAGCTGGAGGCCTGGTTCAAGGCTGGCAAGCCTGGCAGGACAACCGCCGCCTTCGCGGCGCAGGAAGGGGAGAAGCCCCATGAGTGAGCGCTTCCAGCCAGGCCGCGCCCACGGTGGCGCTCCCGCCGTGGTGGACACCCAGCGCGGGAGCCGCGCCGTGTGCATCATCCTGCCGGACCCGGAGAAGCCCACGGCCGCGCAGCGCCTGCAGGAGATCTTCTGCCGCACCCTGAACGGCCTGGACGAGCAGGCCAGGAGGAAGCAGCCGTGAACAGCGACTGGCGCAGATCCATGGTCGCCAAGGTGAAGATCGCCCAGAAGCAGCTTGGCCTTTCCGACGAGGATTACAGGGCCATGCTTGCCGAGCGTTACGGCGTGGAGTCCAGCACGAAGCTCACCATGCGCCAGCTGGACGGCCTGGTGCGCTTCCTGGCGTCGCGCGGCTTCCAGGAGCGCACCGTGCGCGCGCGCAAGGGCGACAAGTCCGTGCCCTCGGAGAAGGCCATGAACGCCAAGGCCATGCTTTCCAAGGTCGAGGCGCTGCTCGCGGAGATCGGCGCGCGGGAAAACAGGCATGTTCCCTGGGATTACGCCGCCAGCATCCTCAAGCGAATGTTCAAGGTGGACAAGCTGGAATGGGCCAAGCCCGACCAGCTGCGCGCCGTGATCGCGGCGCTGCACCGCAAGGCCTACGGGGCCACGCCCGAAGAGGTGGTGCAGAGCCTGATCTCCATCAGGATCCACGGCGGCGACTTCGACCATTACCGGGACGTGCTCTTGTCGCAGCTCGGCCCGCGCAAGCGCGCCAAGGCGGAGAAGCTCCTGGCCGGGCGGCTTGAGGCGTTAAACGAAAGTTCAATCCAGGCCGCCCCGGTTAAACAAAAAGGCTGATCCGTTTAACATGGCCGACTTCTCCTCCCAGCTCCCCGGCATCCTGGCCGAGATCGCGCGGGCCGCAGGCCCCAGGGCCGCGTTGCGCGTGGCCGAGGCCAGGGGCGGCACGCGGGCCTATGTGCCCACGGTTGCCCGGCTGGAGGAAAACCACTGGCTCGTGGCGGCGGCCGGGATGGACGCCGCCCGGAAGATCGCGGCGGAGCTCGGAGGAGAGCACCACGACATCCCGCTCGGGCCAACGGGGTCGCTCTCGGAGCTGCACGCCCGCATCCGCCGGGCCGTCGGCCAGGGCCGCGAGGACGGCATGACCGCCAACCAGATCGCCAGGCAGGCGGGAGTGAGCCGCCGCACGGTGTTTCGTCACAAGAAAGAGGGGAGTGCGGGGAACGATGACCAGCACAGCCTGTTCTAACGAGCGCGTCACCGTGAAGGCGGAGCTGATCTGCACGGGGCCCCGGTCGATCCTGGTGGTCGTCCAGGGGCAGGACAAGGGGACCTGGTTGCCCTACTCGCGGATATCCTACGCCGAGGATGCCCGGATGGGCGATGTCGTGGACGTGACCATGCCCAGGTGGCTGGCGGTACAAAGGGGGCTGGCGTGAGCGAGGCTTGGAAGCTCTTCTTGCTTGTCGGACAGGTGTTGGGCGTGTTGGCGTTCTTCGGTCTTCGTTGGGCGGACGTGGTTCGTTGGGCAAGAGCCCTCTGGAGGGGAGAATGAAGCTCTTCCAGCGCCGCGAGTACCGGGATGCGATCGCCCACGCCGCCGATGGCGGCCAAGCCCTTCTTGTCCATGCCTGGGGCGGCCCTTCGAAAGTGCCATGCTTCAACGGCGCGGCCATGATCGGGAAACTCTTCGACCAGGACCCGGCGCGCCTGGTGGCCACGGTCAAACGCCTTGGCGTGCGCAAGATAAAAGTCTGCCGCGAAGGACAGCCCGGCCAGCATATCGACCTGGTGGCCAGCCCCCTGGATCGGGCCAAGCGTGAATGCCAAATCGAGGGAGAAAGGGAGTGAAGCTCACTTTGAGCATCAAGGACGCCAGGCCGTCCAATCCGAAAGGGTTTGAGAACCACGAAAATGTGATCCGGTGGAAGGATTGCCCGGCCTGCGAAGGACGTGGCTGGTTCCTCATCAATCCCTTTGCAACCGGGGGCAGCAATTTCTGCGGCGGGATCTCCAATATGTGCCAGTGTCAAATGTGCTTGAAGGCGCATGAATACTGGAAGGAAACCGGCGAACTGCCCGACGTGGTTGATGCCTAATGGCCGACCACCGCAAGCCCGCCAAGCGCATCGTCTACGAGGACGCCTCGGGCCGCCGCGTGGCAGAGCTGTTCCCTGCGGAGCAGTTCGCCAGGAAGGCCCCAGGAAACCATGCCGGGCGCTACCGCGTGCGGGTGGATCGCGCCTGGCTCACGCCCGGCGGGCAGAAGTACGCCTTCCTGACCGAACTGGAGGCCTTCGCGGCCCTGGCCGGGATCGATCCCGCCCCCGCAGCGCCGCCCAGGCCGGACCTGCCGCCGGGAACCAGGGTGCGCGTGCCCAGCGGATCGCTCGCCGGTGAGACGCTGTACACGGTAACGCATACCAAGTCCGGAGTGTTCCAGGGGGCCGATGGGCGATGGCGCGTATTGGCTATTTTATTTGACGACCCGATTCTGGTAGACACCATTTTGCCCATGAGGGTGGTGAGGAAATGAATTTTCGGAAGGCTTGCGCCAAGAAGGTGCACCTAGACCCAGAACGAACCAAACCGGGGAGGAGGGAGAAGATGCGAAAGTTGGCATTGACTGTCCTGATTGTCCTTGTCGCCGCACGGGTATACGCGGCGGACCCTTGTGAATACTGCAGCCAAGCCGTGAAAGGCATCTCCAGCAACGCGCAGCAAATCGAATCTCTTAAAAAGGAATACGAGGCCAGCTCAGACAAGGCCCTCCTTCCGAAGATGATGACACACCTTCAGGAGTGTGTCCGGCTTGAGGGTACCTTGACCAGCAAGCTCGAGGCATTCAAATCCCCTCCGGTCTACGAGCGTAACAGGCTGGAAGCCAACTTGGTCTTGTCGGCTTTCAAGATAGTCGCCCCCATAGTGGCCGATGAAATGGTCAAGGTTGCTGATCTGCATGCGAAGACGGGCACCAAGGCCAACAAGGAAGTGGCGAAGCAGCTCTACCGCACGGTAATTACGGGCTACACGGGCAATGCGTTCAAGTCCTATGTAAAGCGGGCGGAATTCGGCCTGGAAGATTTGAAGAGCATTCCGGATAAGCCCGAGCCCAAGGCTGCGAAGTCCAAGAAGGGATAGTTGACAACCAGGGCCTCGCCGTCTTACCGGTGAGTCCCCAGCGTAACGTGGCCGTCCGCCGCCACGACCCGGCCCCCAGGCCGGATCAAAGTGCGGATGTTCTGTTTGGTCGCCCTGCATCTCCTTTGGGGATGGCACATATCGGCGGCTGACGTCCGGGTGTCCGCGAGGCCCCGGCTGCGTTACGCAGGGGAGCGTCAGCCGCCTCTTTTTGTGCCTTCAAACCCCAACGTAACGAGGTGCCTCATGTCTTCTTCCCAACTGCCGACCGTCCCCAACCCCGACCTGGATCTTGTCAACGGCGTGCCCGTGGTCAACAGCCTCAAGATCGCCGAGTGCTTCGGCAAACAGCATCAGCACGTGCTCCGAGACATCAAGGCTTTGCAGGCGGATCTTCCGGGCGATTTCAACGCGTCCAATTTTGGATTGGTTGAGTACTTGGACGCCAAGGGCGAAAAGCGCCCGGCCTTCAACCTCACCCGCGACGGCTTCACCCTCCTGGCCATGGGCTTCACCGGCAAGCAGGCCCTGGCCTGGAAGCTGCGCTACATCGAAGCCTTCAACGCCATGGAGGGCAGGCTTCTGGCCCAGCAGAAGCTGGCCATCACCGAGGCCCGCAAGGAGGGCATCGCCCTCGGGGCCAAGGCGGCGCTGACCCTCCCGCCGGAGAAGATGAAGATGCTCGGCAAGGTGAGCCGCTACCTGGCCATGGGCCTTTCCCAGCGCGAGTCCGCCAAGCTCCTGGACTGCCACAAGGACACGGTGTTCAAGCTGGTGCGGACCGCAAAGTCCATGGGCCTGCTGGAGGCCTGAGCCATGTCCCCCCTCATCCACCCCGACGCCCATCCCCGCGACATCCTGGATGACGCGGGCTCTCTGGCGGACTTCCTGGCCGAGGCCCTGCCCGGCTGGCTGAACATTCCCCAGATGGCCCCGCCCAGTCCGGGCGCGGTTTCCGGCGCGGCGCTGGTGGCCATGGCCATCTCCGGCATGGTCAAGGAGGCGGCGCGGCGCATGCCTGGAACCTCCAGGGCCGCGTAGCGTTTGACACCCGTTACCGAATCTGCGATTTACCCCGTGTAATCGCACCTCCCCCTGGCAGGGTGACAGTTGTCACCCTGCCTCTTTTTTCGCCCTCCGCCTACTCCTGACCCTGCGTTGACACCTCACCCCATGAACAGGGTTCCGTCCCGGCCTGCCAGCTTGTTCCCAGGCCGGGACGGACCCGCAGCAGGAGTACTCATGTCCACCTACGAACCGCTTGTCCGCGAGATGGCCCGGGCCAACAACATCCCCGAGGCGCTCGGCGTGGCGCTGGTCGAGGTCGAGTCCGGGTTCGACCCGGACTCAGTCCGGGCCGAGCCCCGTTACAAATACCTGTGGAACGTGAAAACAAATCGTCCCTTCAGGCGGATCAGCGATGAGGAACTGGCCTCCTGCTCCGCTCCGAAGGACTTCCCGTCCACGCCCGGCGTCTCCCGCGACACGGAGTTCCTGTTGCAGAAGACGTCCTGGGGCCTGGGCCAGCTCATGGGCGCGAACGCCCGGGCGCTCGGCTTCAAGGGCAAGTTCTTCACCCGGCTGTGCTCCGATCCGGCCGAGGGCCTGCGCCTGGCTTTCCTGCACCTCTCGAACATCGCCCGGCCTTACCTCCCGTCCACCGGATGGCAGGGCGTGATGGCCGCCTACAACGCGGGCAGCCCGCGCCGCGCGGCTGACGGCAGCTGGGCGAACCAGGAGTACGTGGACAAGATCGCCCGCGCCCTGGGCGGCGCGTGGCCCAAATAACCAAGGAGACACCGTGAACGCTGCCGAACCTCTCAAGATCGCCGGGCCGCCCGGCAAGTGGACGTCCCGCAAGCTGCTCGTGGCGCTTCTGGCCCTGGTGCTGGTGGCCCTCAACCGCAAGCTCGGCCTGGACCTGGCCGAAGCCGACATCCTGGCGCTGGCCGGTCTGGCCGCGGCCTACGTGGCCGGGCAGGGCTACGTGGACGGAAAGCAGGCCGACGTGGCCGTCCTGGAGTGCGGCGAGATCACGTGCGACCCGGGCTCGCCCGTCGACGGCCATCCCGGCCGGGCCGTCGCGGCGTCCGGGTGCTCGTGTCCGTCGAGCGGCCCCGACGCGGTGCGGCGACTGTACGAGGAGCGAAGCTCGCCCGTGCCTCGCAAGATCTCCGGCACGCCCTGGCCCGATCCGGCGGCCGATGGTGCGGCCGGCTCCGAGGAGCGGTCCCTGATCCGCGAGCAGGCCGGCTTCGTCCGCCCGGCGCTCCTGGCCGCGCTGCTGGCGCTGTCTCTGGCGCTCTCCGGTTGCGCCCAGCACCTCGGCCACCCGGACAGGCCGGACCACACGCCCCAGGACGCCCAGCTCCAGACCGCCAAGGTCGAGTACGGCATCAAGTACCTGCGCGGCTCTCTGGCCTCCGTGACGGCGGTCGCCGAGCAGGCCAAACGCGACGACCCGGCCAACGCCAAATACATCGACTCGCAGTTCGCCCCCGTGATCGAGGAGCTGAGCGCGGCCGTGGACGCCTACGACACGGCCTACGCCGCCGAACGCGAGAGCAAGTGGGCTTGGGCAAGGGCGCTCGTGGGCACGGCCGTGATGACGGGCATCCGCGTGGGCGTGCCCATCCTGATTGAACAGGCGGCGCACCGCTGATGGACGAGGCGGATAAGGCGCAAGAGTGCGAGGCCCTGGACCGCGCGGCGGCTATCCGTCGCGCGGCCCATCGCCGCACGGAGGAGCAGCTCGTCATGGGCGGCAAGGTGTTCTGCCTCGGCTGCGGCGAGGCCGTCCCGGCCAAGAGACTGGCCGCCGTGCCGGACGCCTGCCGGTGCATCGACTGCCAGCGCGAGCTGGAAGGGTAGGTTGTGGGTATGCCCGTGTGGCTCAAGGACTGGTGGCCGGTGCTGGCCTTGCTCGTGAACGGCTTGGCCGTGTGGGTCATGTGGTCCATGTCCCGGAAGTTCATGACGCGCGAGGACTGCGCCAGATGCGCGGGCAACATCACGGCTCGGGTGGAGACGCTGGAGAAGCAGAAGACCTGCGTTGACATCAAGCTGGACAATCTGCCGCAGATGGAGGCGCTCCACCAGATAGCCCTGCGCCTGGAGGAACTCGCCGGCGACCAGGAGGCGCTCAAGGCGACCATCGATGGCCTACGAGACCTCCTCCGCCGGGTTGAACATCCGTTGAACCTGCTCCTGGAGGGGCACCTCAACGGCAAGAGGAGAAGTGAATGATGACTCCCGTTCAAAAGGCTTTCATCGAGGATCGCCGCCTGGCGATCCTGCGTTTTCTCTCCGAGGACAAGGGCTACGCCCTCAACACCGCCATGCTCCAGGAGGCGTTGAAAGCCATCGGCCACAACGTCAGCCGCGACGAGGTGGAGACGCAGGCCGCGTGGCTGGCCGAGCAGGGGCTGGTCGAGGTGGAGAAGGTGGGGCCTGTCACGGTGGCCAAGCTCACCGGGCGCGGCCTGGATTGCGCCAACGGCGACGCCTGCGTGCCGGGCGTGAAGCGCCCGGGGCCGAGGTAGGCCGTGCCCCCCAGGTCCAAGGTGAAGCAGCTCCCGGCCGAGATCCGCGAGGCCATCCACAAACTCCTGGACGGCGGCCAGACCCTGGACGCCATCGTGGAGCACCTGAATTCCCTTGGGGCCCAGGTGTCCCGCTCGGCCCTGGGCCGCTACTCCCAGGAGTACCAGGAGGTGGCCGCCAAGCTGCGCGAGGCCCGGGAGATCACCAGCACCTTCGCCGCGCAGCTCCAGGACATGCCCAATGACATGGGGCGCGTGACCACGGAGCTGCTCCAGACCCTGGTGTTCAAAGTCCTCATGAAACAGGCCAAGGGCGAGGACCCGGACGTGTCCGCCGGCGAGCTGATGTTCCTGGCCAAGGCCATCAAAGACATGGCCAGCGCCAGCAAGACCAGCGCGGACATGGAGATGAAGATCCGCGACCGCGCCCGCGAGGAAGCCCTGCGCGACGCGGCCAAGGCCGTGGACACGGCGGCCAAGGAGAAGGGGCTCTCGGCCGAGACCGTGCAGACCATCAAGGCGAAGATCCTGGGGGTGAAGTAGCCGTGGCCTCCTGCACCAACGCCATGGCCACCAGCCGCCATCCCGGCTCCGAGCAGAACTGGGAGGCCATCCGGGCCGTCTCCCGCCAGTCCCTGCCAGACGCCCTGGAAGGCGAGGGTCTCCCGGACCTTCTCCTGCACTTCCAGGCCAACGGCATCGCTGTGATCGACCAGAACAAGGTCACGGTGATCGAGAAGTCCCGCCGCATCGGCTTCACCTGGTCTCTGGCGGCCCATTCCGTGCTCGCGGCCGCCACCCGGCGTTCCGAGGGTGGCATGGACGTGCTCTACATCGGCTACTCCAAAGACATGGCCCGGGAATACATCGACACCTGCGCCATGTGGGCCAAGGCCTTCAGCTACGCCGCCAGCGACGTCCAGGAGTGTGTGTTCACCGACCTCGACGAGCACGGCCAGGACCGCGACATCCAGGCCTTCCGCATCATCCTGGCTTCGGGCTTCGAGATCATGGCCCTCACCTCCAGCCCGCGCAGCCTGCGCGGCAAGCAGGGCCTGGTCATCATAGACGAGGCCGCGTTCCACGACGATCTGCCGGCGGTGATGAAGTCCGCCCTGGCCATGCTCATGTGGGGCGGCAAGGTGGTGGTCGTCTCCACCCACGACGGCGAGGACAATCCGTTCAACGTGATCTGCGAAGACATCCGCAAGGGCCGAAAGCCCTACAAGCTGCTCAAGATCACCTTCGACGACGCCATGGCCGACGGCCTGTACAAACGGATCTGCCTGGTCACGAAAAAGACCTGGTCGCCCGAGGCCGAGGCCGAATTCCGTAAGGAGGTCTTCGACTTCTACGGCGAATACGCCGACGAGGAGCTGATGGCCATCCCCTCCCAGGGATCCGGCACGGCCCTGCCGCCGGCCCTGGTGCAGCGCCAGATGCTCTCCGGCGTGCCCGTGGTGCGCATCGAGCGCGGCGATGATTTCAAGCTGATGGCCGAACACCTGCGCGAGGCCGAGATCCGCGACTTCTGCGAGCGGGAGCTGAAGCCGCTCCTGGCCAAGGTCGACCCGGACCTGCCCACCTATTACGGCCAGGACTTCGCCCGCAAGGGCCACCTTTCCGTGTGCTGGCCCGCCCAGCGCGGCCAGGACATGAAGTTGCGCCCCCTGTTCACCTTGGAGATGCGCAACATCCCCTACGAGGCGCAGAAGCAGATCGTCCATTACATCCTGGATCGCCTACCGAACTTCATGCGCGCCGCCTTCGATGCCACGGGCAACGGCGGTTTCCTGGCCGAGGTTTCCACCCAACGCTACGGCGCGGAACGGGTCGTGGAAGTTGCCATGACCACCAAGTTCTATGAGATGGCCACGCCCAAGTGGATCGCCGCCTTCGAGGACGGCACCACCTTCGTTCCCGACGACCTGGACGTCTACAACGACCACCGGGCCGTGAAGCGCGACAAGGGCGTCAGCATCATCGTGCGCGAGGACAGGATCACGGTGAAGGGCGAGGACGGCAAGACCGTCTCCAAGAAGCGCCACGGCGACTCGGCCGTCGCCCACCTGCTGTGCCACCACGCCGCCCAGGAAGAGGTGATGAGCTACGGCTACACCCCGGCCGCCGCTTCCGCCCGGGACGGCCGCGACCACCCCCACGATTTCGACGACGACAACCCCTCCAATTGGGAAAGAGGAGCCTGGTGATGGTGAAGCTCTACGACGCCTACGGCCGCGAGGTGAACCTGGGCGCTCTCAAGGAAGAGGAGGCCGGCCCCACCGTCACCGGCGTGCGCCAGGTCGTCTCCGGGCATCCGGCCGTGGGGCTCACCCCGGCCAGGCTGGCCGTGATCCTGCGGGAGGCCGAGGAGGGCGACCCCACCGCCTACCTGGAGCTGGCCGAGGAGATGGAGGAGAAGGACCCGCACTACCGCTCCGTGCTGGCCACCCGCAAGAACCAGGTGGCCGGGCTGGACCTCCAGGTGGACGCCGCCTCGGACAGCGCGGAGCACGTGCGCCACGCCGACCTGGTGCGCGCCTGGCTGGACCGCGACGAGCTGCGCGACGAGCTCTCGGACATCCTGGACGCCGTGGGCAAGGGATACAGCCAGACGGAAATCGTCTGGGACACTTTCTCCAGCCAGTGGCTGCCCCAGCGCCTGGAATGGCGCGATCCGCGCTGGTTCGAGTTCTCCCGCGAGGACGGCCGCACGTCCATGCTGCGCACGGAGGCCGGCCCTCAGCCGCTCTCCCCCTTCAAGTACATCTCCCACGTACACCGCTCCAAGTCCGGCCTGCCCATTCGGGGCGGCCTGGCCCGGGTGTGCGTCTGGTACTGGCTGTTCAAGAACATGGACATCAAGGGGTGGGTCCAGCTGGCCGAGGTCTACGGCATGCCGATGCGAATCGGCAAATACGGGGCCGGGGCTTCGGAGAAGGACAAGGCCGCTCTGCTGCGGGCCGTGCGCAACATCGCCTCCGATGCGGCGGCCATCATCCCGCAGTCCATGATGCTCGACTTCGCCGAGGCCAAGATCTCCGGAAACATCACCCTGCACGAGGGCCTTGCCAGGTGGGTTGACCAGCAGTTCTCCAAGGCGGTCCTGGGCCAGACCGGAACCACCGACGCCGGACCGCGCGTGGGCACGGCCGACGCCCACGAGCACGTGCGCCAGGACATCGAGGAGGCCGACGCGCGCCAGTTGGCGGCTGCCCTCAACCGGGACCTGGTGCGCCCCATCATCGACCTCAACTTCGGGCCGCAGAAGGCCTACCCGCGCCTGCGCATCTTCCGGCCGGACGCCGAGGACGTGGGCATGCTGGTGGACAACGTGGCCAAGATGGTGGGCCTGGGCATGAAGGTGGGGGAATCCACCATGCGCGACAAGCTGGGCCTGCCCGACCCCGGCCCCGACGAGGAGCTGCTGCGCGCGCCCGGCAAGGACGTTCCCGAGCCCGAGGATGGGCCCGTGCCGGCCAAGGGCAAGGAGCAGCCCGCCGCGCACGCTCGGCTCGACTACGCCGATCGCATGGCTGCCCTGCGGGCCAGGCGCGACCCGGACGGCCTGGAGGCCCAGCGCCGCGACGCCATCGACCGCATCGTGGACGCACAGCTCGAGGGCTGGCAGCCAATGATGGATCCGGCCCGGGCGGCCATTGAAAAACTCATGGGCGAATGCTCGAGCTTCGAGGAGTTCGACCGCCGCATGCCCGAGCTGGTCGCTTCGTTCCCGGTGGAGGCTATCGCCGAGGGCCTCGCCAAGTCCGCCTTCTTCGCCCGCCTCATGGGCGAGACCGGGACCGGCAGTGGACATTGAGTTCAAGGCCCTGCCGCCCCAGGAGGCCGTGGACTACTTCGCGGCCAAGGGCTACCGGCTCCACCCCTCCTTCGACTGGCGTGAAGCCTGGGCAAAGGACCACGCCACCAGCTTCACCGTGGCCAAGTCCGCCGGGTTCGACATCCTGAAGGACATCCACTCCGCCGTGCTCAAGGCCCAGGCAGAGGGCCGCACCTTCGAGCAGTTCAAGAAGGAGCTGACGCCCATCCTCCAGGAGAAGGGCTGGTGGGGCAAGAAAGAGGTGGTCGACCCGATCACCGGCGAGAAGTCCCTGGCCCAGCTGGGCAGCCCGCGCCGGCTGAAGATCATCTACGACACCAACCTGCGCACCAGCCACGCCGCCGGCGAGTGGGCCCGCATCCAGCGCACCAAGAACGTGGCCGGGTTCATCCGGTACGTGGGCATCCTGGACGGCCGGATCCGGCCGCTGCACCGCGCCTGGCACGGCACCATCCTGCCCGTGGACCATCCCTGGTGGAAGACGCACTTCCCGCCCAACGGCTGGCGCTGCCGCTGCACCGTGCAGCAGCTCTCGCAAATGGACCTGGACGATTTCGGCTACCAAGTCAGCCCCGACCCCGAGGACGAGCTGATCCCCTGGACCAACGACCGCACCGGCGAGGTGCTCCAGGTGCCCAGGGGCGTGGACCCGGGCTTCGGGCACAACCCGGGCCAGGTGGCCCTGGAGGAACACTCGGCCCGGGCGCTGATGGGCAAGCTGGTGGACGCGCCGGCCGAGCTGGCCGCCGCGCAGGCCGCCTCGGCCAGGTTCGTGGTGCCGGCGGTGCGCAACGACCTGGTCGCGTGGATCCGCGAGGTGGCCACGGCCGTCGAATCGGGCAGCCCGGTCACCAGCGGCAACCGGCGTGTTGTCGGCGCCCTCTCCCGGGACGTCCTGGACTTCCTGGAGGAGCGCGGCATCCGGCCCGAGAGCGGGGCCGTCACCATCGGCGACAAGGACATCACCCACGCCTTCCGGGAGGCCAAGCGGGGTCGCGGTGAAACCCTGTCCCTGCAGGAGCTGGCCAGGCTGCCGGACGTGCTGGCCGCCCCGCAGGCCGTCATGTGGGACAAGCGCAGCCCCGGGCTGCTGTACCTGTTCGAGGCCCAGGACGGCACCGGCAAGATCGTGGTGAAGCTCGACTACGCGGCCAAGGTCATGGGCGACGAAGGGCGGGTGGCCATTCGCACCAACACCGTGCGGACGGCCAGGGTTGTTCAGGGCGAGGGGGAGTTCGGGAACAAGGCGCTCTACGAGCTGGTCGAGGGGGCGTTGTGACCGTCCGGGTGTGCGCCACTCCACCGAGGGATCTTCCGCTGCCAGGGCGGACTGAACCCGGCCAGGGGCGTCTGCTGGCCTCTACGGACGGTCTCAAAAGGCCCACCTCTCAAATACGCCCCACAAGCCCTCCTGGCAATACGTCGCGGCTCGTTGCCCGCGAAAATTTATTGAACGCCAAATTGAACGCCATACAGGCCAAATGCGTAGGGGTTTGTCCCGGCCGGGTATTGCCTCCGGCACCCTCGACGCGTAGGAGGCGGGGAAGCTACCCATCCATCTCGGCCCGATTCTCCTCCCAAAACGCAGCGGGTGACATCTGTCACCCTGCCCCGCGCCCTCGATTTCTTCTAGCGAGGGCAGCATGAAAGGTCTCTTTTCCGCCCACTCCATCGTGCTCCCCTCGGGCGCCCCGCCCGAATGGGTCCACCTCATGCCTCTGGGCGTGTCCTTCCAGGGGCGCGACGGTCGCGGTCCGTACTCCCTGCCGGACGTCCAGGCCGCGCAGTCCGTGATCGCCGCGACCCTCGCCTACCAGTCCGGCGCGGACATCCCCATCGACTACGACCACCAGCTCCTCTGGTCCAGGCAGAACGGCCAGCCGGCCCCCGCCTCCGGATGGATCAAGGAGTTCCAGGCCCGGGCCGACGGCATCTGGGGCCGGGTGGAGTGGACTCCTCGGGCTGCCGAGCTGCTGCGCGACAAGGAGTACCGCTACCTTTCCCCCGTGTTCATGCATGACCAGGCCGGGTCCGTGACCCGCCTGGCCTTTGCCGCCCTGTCCAACATCCCAAACCTGGAGCTGGCGGCCCTGGCCAGCCAGCTCCCCGGAGGAGAACCCCCCGTGTTGAAACTGGAAGACTTCCTCAAGCAGCTGGCGGGCGTGTTCAAGCTCTCCGCCGGCTCGACGGCCGAGGCCGTGGCCGCCCACGCCCAGAAGCTGGTCGACGCCCTGGCCGGGCTGGCCAAGGCCGTGGGCCTGCCGGACAACTCCACCATGGAGCAGCTCACCGCCCATGCCCAGAAGCTGGCCGGGGGCATGGCCGGCCTGGCCAGGGCCATGGGCCTGCCGGCCACCGCCACCGTGGAGCAGCTCGCGGAGCACGCGCAGAAGCTGATGGGCGGCATGGCCAACCTGGCCAAGGCCATGGGGCAGCCCGAGGGCTCCACCATGGAACAGCTCGCCGCCCACGCCCAGGCCATGGCCAAGCCCGGGGAGCAGCTGGCCGGCGGGCCGCCCGACCCCTCGCAGTACGTGCCCATGAGTCAGTTCAACCTGGTCAACGACCGCCTGAAGAAAATCGAAGGCGAGCGCGTGGCCGGGCTGGTGGAGGAGGCCATCAAGGGCGGCAAGATCCCCCCGGCCAACCGCGACTGGGCCATGACCTACGCCAGCCAGGACGAAGCCGGGTTCAAGAAGATGCTGGAAGGCATGCCCGCCATCCTGGCCCCGGGCCAGTCCGGCCCGGCCGGCGCGCCCCCGGGCAAGGACGGCCTCTCCGCCGAGGACATGGCCATCTGCTCCCAGCTCGGCCTGCCCGTCGAGGAGTTCAAGAAGACCCGCATCAGCGAAAAGGAGGGCCAGTAAATGAGCGCCCTGACCGCCGAGCGCAACACTCCGGAGCGTGACGGCAAAAGCTTCGGCTACCCCGTGGCCGCCAACGTGAAGATCTTCCAGGGCTCCATCGTGGTCACCACCCACGCCGGCGTGGCCAAGCCCGCCGTGGAGGCCCTCAACCTGGCCGGCGTCGGCCGCGCCAAGGAGACCGTGGACAACACCGGCGGCCTGGCCGGGGCCAAGAAGGTCGAGGTCGAGCGCGGCTGCTTCCGCTTCGCCAACGCCGGGGACGTCACCCTGGGCCACGTGGGCGACGACGCCTACGCCGTGGACGACCAGACCGTCTCCGCCGACAGCAACTCCAACACCCGCAGCAAGGTCGGCCGCATCGAGGATGTGGACAGCCTGGGCGTGTGGGTCTCGTTCTAGGAGGCCTCCCCGTGCTTATCAATTCCTCGACCCTGCAGGGCCTGTTCACGGCCTTCAAGACCATCTTCAACGGGGCGTTCAACCAGGCCGTCGTCAACTGGGACAAGGTGGCCATGCTGGTGCCCAGCGCCACCGCCCAGGAGATCTACGCCTGGCTGGGCAGCACCACCGGCTTCCGGGAGTGGATCGGCGACCGCGTGATCCAGAACCTGGCCACCCACGACTTCACCATCAAGAACCTCTCGTTCGAGAACACCATCGGCATCGACCGCGACAAGATCGAGGACGACCAGGTCGGCGTGTTCAACCCGGTGGTGGCCCAGCTGGGCATGGACGCCAAGAAGCACCCGGACCTGCTGGTCTTCGCCCTGCTGGCGGCCGGCTTCACCACGCGCTGCTACGACGGCCAGTACTTCTTCGACACCGACCACCCGGTCACCGTGAACGGCGTCACCTCGTCCTATTCCAACTTCCAGGGCGGGGCCGGAACGGCCTGGTACCTCCTGGACACCAGCCGGGCCGTGAAGCCGCTGATCTTCCAGAAGCGCAAGGACTACAAATTCGTGGCCCTGGACCGCGAGACCGACCCCAACGTCTTCTCCAAGAAGCAGTACCAGTACGGCGTGGATGCCCGGGTGAACGCCGGCTACGGACTCTACCAGCTGGCCTACGCCTCCAAGGAAGACCTGACCGCCGAGAAGTACGAGGCGGCCCGGGCGGCCATGGCCGCCCAGAAGAAGCACAGCGGCGAGCCCCTGGGCGTGGTGCCCAACCTGCTGGTGGTGCCGCCCTCCCTGGAGGGCAAGGCCCGCCGCCTTCTCAAGAACGAATACGCCGCCAACGGGGCGACCAACGAGTGGTTCGGCACCGCCGACGTGCTCATGGTGCCCGAGCTGGCCGCCTAGGAGGTGATGCAGCCATGATCGTCATCACCGCCAAGATCGCCGGCTTCCGCCGGGCGGGCATCGCCCACCCGGCCGTGGCCACCGAACACCCCGACGAGCGCTTCACGCCCGAGCAGCTCGCCCAGCTCCAGGCCGAGCCCATGCTCGTGGTGGAGATCCGGCCCGACGAACCCAAGGGGCAGCCCGACGGAAAGCCCGGCGGCAAGCCCAAGAAGAAGGACAAGGACCAGAAGCCCGAGGCCTCCGGCGGCAACGTCGCCGGCGAGGCCGGCTCCGGAGAAGGCGACGCCGGATCCGGCGACGAGAAGGGCGACGGGCAGGGCGACGGCCCCGACAAGGCCGGAGACCAGGCCTAAGCGAAACTGTTGAACACACCCGGGGCTTCCGCAAGGAGGCCCCGGGCTCAAGCGGAGAAGCGAATGGCAATCCTGGATAAATTCGCAACCATGCTTGCGGTGCTTGGGAAGAGCCTGCCCGGGCTGGGCCTGGGGCGCGGCCAGGGCGGAATGGGCGCCGGGCGGTGCCGGATGCGGATCGGCTCCAAGGCCACCAGGTGCCGCCGGTACCGCGAGACGCAGCGCGCCGAAGTGCGCCGCCGGCAGCGGCCTTACAAGCCCGAACGTCCCTTGCTTCCCGTGGATGTCACAATGGCCTTTTACCTTCGCCACAAGGCGGCCCTGGGAGAGCAGTAGCATGTACGTCGACCAGCAGGGCATGACCGACCGTTTCGGCCTGGCCGCCCTCATCCAGCTCACGGATCTGGGCGATCCCCCCACCGGCGGGATCGTCTCCTCCGTTCTGGACAAGGCCCTGGCCGACGCGGCCGAGCTGATCCACGGCTACTGCCGCTCGGCCGGCTACGCTGTGCCCTTCGCCGCGCCCGCCCCAAACGCCGTGGCCCAGTGGCAGGCTGACCTGGCCTTCTACAACCTGCACCGCGTGGCCACGGAAGTGCCCGAGAAGCTGGCCAAGGATTTCGACCGCACCATGGCCCAGCTCAAGGACGTGGCCCGAGGCGTGTTCACACTGGAGGCCGCCGGCGTGCCGGCCCCGGCCGCGCAGGAGGAGACCGTCCTCCTGGAGGCCCCGGACCGGGACTTCACCCGCGACACCATGAAGGGGTTCTGATGAGCGGCTTCACCTGCAAGGTAGACGACGCGTCCGTCCAGGATCGTCTGGCCAGGATCGAGGCCGCCACCGGCGACCTGACTCCCGTCTACGACGATCTCGGACGCATGCTTCGCCTGCGCGTCCAGCGCCAGTTCGAGCTGGAGGCCGCTCCGGGCGGCGGCAAGTGGACGCCGCTCAAGCCCCGCACCGTGGCCCAGCGCGCCAAGGCCGGGAAGTGGCCCGGGCCGATCCTGCGCGTGCAGGGCGACCTCTACCGCTCCATCACCTACAAGGCCACGTCCAGGGACCTGGTGCTGGGCACCAACTGGCCCAGCGCCGCCCTGCACCAGTTCGGCGGCCCGGCCGGTCGCGGCCGCAAGGCGTTCGTGCCCGCCAGGCCCTTCCTGCTCGACAGCTCCGGCAACCTGCCCGCCGACTGGCTGGGCGCGATCGTGCGCCGCACCGAACAACACCTGGCCGGAGCCGCGAGGTAGCCCGTGCACTCCATCACCGCCATCGAGGACGCCATCCTGGCCTCCCTGGAGCCGCTCAAGGCCTCGCTCCGGGTGCGCCAGGTCGCGCCTTACGCCGGCGAGATCGAGCCCGAGAAGATCAAGGCCTTCAAGGCCTGGCCCTTCCTGCTGGTCACGTTCAACGGCGTGCCCGGCGTGGCGGATCACGGCAGCCGCAGGATCGAGGCCACCAGGTGGCTGATCCTCGCCGGCGACTCCGACAGGGTCGACCTGGCCAAGGCCCGCCGTGGCGGCGCCACCAACCCAGGCACCTACACCATGCTCGCGGCCGTGCGCCAGGCCCTTGAAGGCCAGCAGCTCCTCCAAGGGCTCTTCCCGGTCCAGCGACTGGGCGAGGAGACCCTGATCAACGAGGCGGGCATGAGCGTCTACGCCTGCCACTATGAGATCAGCCAGCCCTACCTGGTGCTACCATGAATTTCACCGCTCTCATCGAGTCGAACCTCCCAGGGGTCGAGATGGCCGCCAGGCTTACGCCGGTCGGCCGCTTCTCCTGGCCAGCTCCCGCCCAAGAGCTTGACCAGGTCGCCCTGGTGGTGGGGCCGGCCCCCTGCCT